AGGAAGTACCTACGCCAGGCTGGAAGGCCGATTCATTTTATTGGCCGGGCAGTTGAGAAGGCGCGAAAGGAAGGGCGAGTCAAATGAAGGCGAAGGCTGGAAGAAAGTCGAAGCTGACTGATGAAGTCATCAAGTCAGTTGCGGAGACGCTCGAGGCTGGAAACTTCCGGTCAGTCGCGGCGAAGGCGGCAGGCATATCCCTTCGGACTTTCACGCTCTGGTTTGGAATCGGGAAGAAAAAGCACAAAAGCAAGTTCAGGCGATTTTACCGCGCTGTCATAGATGCTGAGAGTAGGGCAGAAATTAGGGCTGTGAGGCTTCTCATGGCCGCCGCTGAGAATGACCCCAAGCATGCCGCGTGGTGGCTCGCCCACCGGCACAACGCAAGATGGGCAGACAAGACTCGAGTGCGAGCAGAGCACACAGGGAAAAACGGCGGGCCCATCGAGGTGACAGATGCACGCTCCAGACTCGCTGAGAAACTCGCTGCGCTCCTTGAAGCCCGAGGAGCTGACGCAGACCCTGAAACACCTCACTGAAGCCGAGGCCGAGGCGCTGCTACACGACTGGCCGGGCCTGTGGGCGAGGCCTAATCAGCTTGCACCGGTCGGTGACTGGCGGGTGTGGCTGCTATGCGCAGGGCGTGGGTTTGGGAAGACTCGCTCGGCTGCCGAGTGGGCCAGGCAACAGCTCGTCGAGATGCCAGGCTGCCGCCTTGCCATTGTGGCCCGTACCTACACCGACGCGACGATGACTTGTGTTGAGGGCGAGTCGGGCCTGCTGTCATGCCTTGCGCCTGCTGAGAGGCGAGGCCTGACGTGGAATCGAAGCTTAGGCGAGGGCTCGCTGGCCAATGGCAGCCGCTGGCAGGTATTCACCTCAGAGAAGCCTGACGCGCTTCGTGGCCCTCAATTCCACGTCATGTGGGCGGATGAGCTGGCCGCGTGGGAGAAGCACCGGGCGGCGTGGGAACAGGTGCCCTACGTCGTGCGCCTGCCGTGGACACCAGAACCCAAGCGAGCGGGCCGGGTGGTTGTCTCGACGACACCGAGGCCGGTTAAGGAGATTCGCGAGCTCCTGAAAAGCCGAGAGACGACTGTGACGCGGGGCACGTCCTTTGAGAACTGGGGCAACCTTAACGCGCTGACACAGGAGAAGCTGGCAGCCTTGAGGGGCACGCGCATGGGCCGTCAGGAATTGATGGCCGAGATTCTCGACGACGTACCAGGTGCGCTCTGGGCCAGAAGCACGCTCGACAAACACCGGGTGCTAACAGCCCCTGACATGGCGCGGATTGTGGTGGGCGTCGACCCTGCGGTGACAAGCGGCGAGGATGCAGACGAGACAGGCATCGTCGCGGCCGGCAAGGGAGTCGATGGCCACTTCTACGTCCTCAAGGACTCTACCTGTCGCCTCTCGCCGGATGGGTGGGCGAGGAGGGCCGTGGGCCTTTATGAGGAGCTGGGGGCTGACAGGGTGGTGGCTGAGGTTAATCAGGGCGGGGAGCTGGTCGAGCGCATCGTCCGCAGCGTCTCAAAGAATGTCGCCTACAAGGCAGTGCGGGCGACGCGAGGGAAGAGGGTGCGTGCCGAGCCGATTGCAGCCCTATACGAGCAAGGCCGCGTGCATCACGTCGGGGCGCTCGAGCAACTGGAGGACCAGTTGTGCACGTACACTCCCGACAACTACGCGGGCAGTCCCGACAGGCTTGACGCTTTGGTGTGGGCGCTGACGGAATTATCAGAAGGAAGCCGCGTCGTCATTCGTTGAGCGGTTGGAATCACAACCGAAAGGATAGGCCATGGCCTTTAACTTGCGAGCAGCTTTCAAAGCCCTTTTTTCTGACGGCGCAACCCAAGGAGCGCAAGGCCTCCTTTCCGGCATCAGCATGGGCAGTCAGCGGGCACCTCGGCGAGGCAGCAAGGAATTGATGCTTGCTTACCGGGAACAGCCTTGGCTGCGTGCTATTGTGCAGCGAATCGCGCAGGACGTGGCGTCAGTGCCCTTGCGCCTTCTCGCGCCGAGCAGGCCTTCGGGGAATGGGCTGGTTTCCAGGGCAGTCGGAAGCGCGGGCGACATTCGCCGCAAAATGCTCGACGACGGCCTTCAGAGCGGCAGCCTTCGCGTCGTCGAGGAGCATCCCTTCCTTGACCTGCTTAATTTTATGAATCCCGCCTTGCGGGCCGTGGGCAGCCTCACAGTGACGCAGGCCTACATCGACTTGAAGGGCGAGGCCTTCTGGGTGCTGGAGCGCAACGGGGCCGGGCAAGTCATCGAGGCGTGGCCAGTGCCGCCCCATTGGGTGAGCGAGACGCCGAGCTCGGCCAATCCATCATTTCGGATGCAGGCTTACGGGTGGAACAAGAACGTGCCCGAGAGCGATGTCCTCTGGCTAAAGGTGCCTGACCTTGAGAACCCATACGCTCGAGGCAGCGGCATCGGTGAGTCACTGGCCGATGAGATTGACGTGGACGAGTTCGCGGCAAAGCATGTGCGAGACTGGTTTTTTAACGGTGGCCGCCCCTCCGGCTTCGTCAGCCTCGAGGGCGCTGGCGAGGATGAGGTGACGCGCTTCGAGGAGAGATGGCGCAGCCGGTACCAGGGCCTCGGCCGAGCGCACCAAATCCACTTCACCAACGCCGCTATCGACTACAGGGATCTATCCCACACCTTCAAGGACCAAGAGCTGCTGTCGCTTAGGCAGTACCAGAGCGACCTCATGCGCCAGACTTTCGGCGTGCCGCCCGAGATTCTCGGCATCCTTCAAAACAGCAATCGGGCCACCATCGATTCCAGCTTCTACCTCTACAGCCGAGGCGTGCTGATTCCGCGGCTTGTCATGCTGTGCGACGGGCTGCAACAAATCGCGGCAGAGTACGACGACAGGCTCATCGTCGACTTCGTTTCGCCGGTACCGGAGGACGTAGAGTTTAAAAAGTCAGCCATGGTGGCGCTGCCGACAAACTACACTGTCAACGAGCACCGTGCCCTCGCCGGGCAGGCCCCGATTGATGGCGGCGAAAGCATGTACGCGAGCCAGCCTGCCGCAGGCCCGTCCTTCTTTGGCCTCTCGCAGGAGCCAGCCTTCGTCAAAAGCATCGGCCGGTGGAAGACAAACGAAACAATCGAGCGCATCGTCGCCGTTCTGACTCGTGAGCAGTTGATGGAGCTCGTCGGGCCCGTGCTTCGCGGGCAATTTATTCAGGTAGGCCGCAGCACAATGGAGGAGCTCGGCGGGGATGCGTCGCTCTTCTCCCTGAAAAACCCACTTGTCAGGGACGCCATTCAAGAGTCTTCCGACAAAATCACACAGACAAACGACACGACGAAGCAATACATCCGCGACGTGCTCGAGGAGGGCATCCTTGCGGGCGAGGGCATCGACAAGCTGGCCGCTCGCATCGAGGAGGTGTTCGACGAGGCTGACGACTATCGCGCCCGGATGATTGCTCGCACGGAAACCATTTCAAGCGCAAACAAGGCGAAGCTGTCAGCCTTCGTGTCCTCTGGAGTCGTCGAGGGCAAGGAGTGGCTGGCGGTGCAGGACGGGAAGACGAGGGACGCACACAGAAGCCTCGACGGGCAAATCATCGGGCTTGACGCTTCCTTCAAGGCCGATGGCTTCAGCACGATGTACCCAGGCGGCTTTGGAGTGGCTGAGCTCGACATTCAATGCCGCTGCACCATCCTGCCTAAGACTGAAATCCGCGACTTGGGCGAGGAGCGGGCAGTCGCTGAGGACCGCGTGGCGAAATGGAAGGCCTTCGACCGCGAGATGGTGCGACAAGAGGACAAGTTGGCAGCAGCCATGCGCGACGCTTACCAGGTGCAACGAGAGGCCGTGCTGTCGGAGCTCGAGGCCACCTTCGGAAAGGCCATCAAAGGTCGCCGAAAGAAAGCTAAGGCAAGAGCAAAGAAGCTGCCTCAGATGACTTTGGGTTTTGAATGATTGGAATCTAAGGGAGAAGACTGTGGGCATGGATGCGTACAGGCCGAAGCTGCTCGACACCGGAACTTGGAAAGCCACGCTTAGAGGCGAGGGCAAGGTGTGTGCCGTGCGTAAGGAAGTCATCACGGACGTGGACGCGACTGCCGAGGGCCTCAACTTCATTCTTTCGACTGCCGCGGTCGACCGTCATGGCGACATTGTTTCACAGTCTGGCTGGAAGCTGGACAACTACAAGAAAAACCCCGTCGTCCTCTTTGGGCACGACCAACAGTCTCCGCCCGTGGGCCGGGCGCCTGTCGTCGTCATCGAGGGCGACAAGTTGGTCGCAAAGGGAGTCCAATTCACTCCGAAAGACCTCTCGCCTTTTGGCTGGATGGTGGGCGAGATGTACCGGCAGGGCTTTATGAATGCCGTGTCGGTAGGCTTCCTTCCGTCGAAGTTCGCAGA